AACTTTACAAGGCTCTTCCCGTACATGGGAAGGGCATCAATTGCTCGTTATCTTAGGAACTTAGAAGACACTGGGTATCTTATATCAGACAACACACTTAACAAGCTACCCTTTGATAGAACTAAATGGTATACCCTAACACCGGCAGCCATTACTCTATTCAACGGTTTACCATTGTGCAATATGGATAATGAGAATGTACAGATCGAGCAGACAATACCAGATATAAACAAAAATATAAACACTACTACCGTTACTCGTTCTGCAAAAGAGATATGGTTTGAAGCTTTCTGGAGAGAATACCCACTCAAGCGTTCAAAGGCTGCAACGAAAAAGGCTTTCGGTAAGGTGGTTAAGAACATAGAGGACTTCAACTACGTATGTGAGCAACTAACTTTGTTCCGGCGTACACAACAATGGAAAGAAGGACTCATCGCTCTACGTACTGGTGGTAAATGTTATATTAAACATGCCTCTTCATGGTTGAACTCTGGTGACTACAAAGATGACCTCTCTGAACAATCAACCTCACAAGCCTCACCGAAGGTGACCCTGAACGAGCATGGACTATCGCCTATGCAAATGAACAAGTTCTTACTTGACTTACTTAAGCCAGGAGAATCATTCGATAAGGGTCGATTAACTCTTGAAAGGTTGAGACATCAGGGATTTTTGTCGGAAAGAATATCAGATTGGAAGGTAGCAAATGCCGTTCGTTAGTATGCAGCACATGGCTAAGAACGCTATGAAGATGATTCAGAGCAGACCAATGGGTATGAGGACAGGCTTAAAAAGCTTAGACGAATACACCGGAGGTCTGGTTCGAGGTGGCTACAATGTCATAGCAGCTAGACCAAGCATGGGTAAGACAGCACTCATGATGCAAATCTTAGTACATATGACAGCAGTAGGCCAGAAAGGTATCTTTTATTCAATCGAGACAGGAGACACTCAGCTTAATGCAAGGATGGTATGTAACCTAAGTAAAGTTCCACTCAAAGAACTCTATGCAGGTAACTATACAGTAGAGACCAAGGCTAAGATTCAACAAGGCCTCAAGAAATACTATGGACTATCATGCGTCAATGACTTCGACCCATTCATCACACCAGCACAGCTATACAAAGGTGCTAAAGAATATAAAGATGAACACGGTCTGGATATTGTCTTCATTGATTACCTACAAATAATGAGACCGAATGAGAAATCTCTACACGGTCAGTTGAAAGTAGCACACCTGTCACAAGAGCTTAAGGCCATCGGTAAGGAGCTTGACGTCGTCATGGTGATACTTTCACAGCTTAACAGGGGTAATGAGGCCAGAGAAGACCGAAGGCCCCGCCTGAGCGACATGAGAGACTCTGGGACGATAGAGCAGGACGCTGACATGGTATGGTTACTACATAGAGAAGACTACTACCGAGAGAGAGAAGAAACACACCCTCAACTCGACGGTGTCTGCGAAGTGATAATAGCTAAGAACAAGCAAGGGCAATGCGGGACAATAAATCTTGGCTGGCAGCCAGAATTTTTTTATCTTTATGATTGCTAAGAACAAAACAATAGATTACAATGTATTATATATGAAAGGTTAAACATGGCAACAATGTCAAGAGGCTACAAAGCCTTACAAAAAATGAGAATGGCTCAAAAGAGTGGCGAGTACGTAGCGAAAAACCCGGCGACAGGTGAAAGCTATATAACTAACCTTCAGGACGCTAGAACTCCAGAACAAATAGCTAAAGAAGATGACATCCTTGAAGAGTCTATAGATTATGCAGAAAAGAATGGACAATTTAACAAGATGGGTTGGACAGTACAATGCGATGTAAGTAGCTCAGCAAGTGATGCAGCATCACAAGCAGAAGAGTATCTACATCGTATAACAAGACCAGCACCACCAGCACCAATAGCAATGCCTGACACATCACCTGCTCAGGCATATGCAAATTTTCCTGGGAGCCTACCTGAACATACGGGAGACGAGGAACTAGATCGTAGGCTCAATGAGTGTCTAAGGCAAACTGTTGACAGAGGTCGTGATATGGGAGCGAACTCTAACCAAATAATGGAACAGTATATGATGCAGGCAGTAGGCATAAGAGAGCGCTTCGATACGGAACGTAGGCAACTAGAAATGCAACAAGACTCGTTAAGAAGTAGACACAGAACTATAGCTGAAGCATTAGAAGCTGCTTCACAACAAAGAAATACGAGCACTCCTTTAAGGACATGGGCTAACTATAATTTCGAAGGGTTTGGTAATGGCTAAGCTAGAACGTAATGACAAAGCGACAATAACTCGTGGGTTTAAAGCAGGACTCTCTATTCCAGAGCTATCCCTGAAACTAAGACAACCCAAGAGCGTCATAAAGATGCAACTTATTCGATGGTGCCGCGATGAATCGACTAGGTTGTGGTCATTACGAGTCAGGAACGAAGCCAATAACATGTGTGAGGTTTGTGGGTCAGGTGTAGGCCTACAAGCTCACCACATGATAGGGAGGGCAGTGCAAATCTATCGCACTGACCCTCTCAACGGGCTGGCACTGTGTGACAACCATCACTGTTGGAATGCACAGCTGTCAGCACATAACAAGTTATCTATGGGAGCCACTGCTAATTTCATGGAGTGGTTCAATAGCTGGGAAGAGAAAGCTATCACCCTAGCGTCAGCCATAGTAATCTCTAAGCTTGAGCCCGGAGAAGCGGGTAAAAAAATTTTACGGCTCAGTAAGAAGTATCTATTTTTTGAACAACATCGGGGCGGGGCAACTGCCGCTAAAGCAATCAAGGTCGACTGGATAGAAAGATACAAGGAGATAATACGTGAATGGTAAGGGCGACGCCGATCATACAACGAACAGAGTGATGTACAGGGCTAGGTTTGAAGCGTACATGAACAAGAAGTGTAACGGATGTGAACATTATCTTAAGGGGCAAGCCAGATGCACAAAGAAAACGGATGGATGTACGAGGAACGAGAAGAAGATAGAGAAACAAGAGAAAGATGTGACGAAGAATTTGTAGCTTGGCATGGACACTGTGTCCTCGGGCGAAGAAGAACTGAATTAAGATCAAGACTAAAGGGAACAAAATGAAGAAAGAAGACGTATTAAGAACAGTAAGACACTATAAAGGAACAGTGATAGCTGGTATACTATGCATCGTTGTACTCTTTTATGTAGGGGCATGTGAGTCACAGGTACAGTCTCTAATCGTGGAAGATGCCATGGTCAACAGGGCAGAGCTAGGGCTTGAGATCGAAGGGTTGGTCAAGACAGCTGAGCTCAGAACCTTAGACCTTGACAAGCAGGACGCAATCAAAAAGAAGATTGCAGAGGTAGGCTTAGTAATAGCAGCAGGAGGCACAGTCAATCCAGTCGGAGTAGGCGTGTCACTAGCTGGTATAATGGGCGTTGGCCTACTGGTAGACAATAGTAAGAAGGATTCTATAATCAAAGTCCTTCAAAATAACAAGAAAACTTAATCAAAAGGAATAAAGAATGCCTATTTTACCAAATAATATGTATAAAGGAAGCGGAGCTTTTAGGCCTCGCTATGTAGGGACAGCGACAGAACTGTCAAGGATACCTAGCGGACAATACACGGCCGCTGAAGGCGATACGTGGTACGACACCGACAATAACATAGAAAAGACCTATGACGGCACTACGTGGAACACAAGCGGCTTACGATCGACATCTAAGGTGATACCTTACACTGCCTTCACTGACAGCACTGGTGTTACAGGCGTGTACACATTCACTGACGCAATACCGCTGGGTGCTGTTGTAACTAGAACACTACTGTCTGATATAGTTGGCTTTACAGGCGACACGTCGGCTACCATTCAAGTAGGCGACGGAACAGACGCAGATAGATATAGCACTGGAACCCCCAGTGTATTCACTACTATAGCAGCACTAGACGCTGGTGCGGTAAGCGGAACAATCTATCACGCAGCAGCTAAGCTTCCTGTTATTACTGTAACAGCTGGATCAGACTGGGGCGATGTGGTCGCAGGAACAGTAACTGTAACTATTTTCTATTACTTCTCAGGATAATGCAAGATGCCTGATTCCCTCTATAACCACGGACACCATTTGATGAAACAGCTAGGCTCTTTTTTCTATAAGTACGGGTACAGCTTTACAACCCATGCAAAGAGGAGGAGTCAGGGACACACAGCGTGGATACTGAGGTGTGAGAAGGAGAAGTATGTGTTCATAGGCATGGGGAACGGGCTAGAAAATGCAGTCCTTTCCCTGTGCCATGACATCTTACGTAACAGGGACGTGTTCCCTGAACTTAAAATACCTACCAATATGATACGTGTCATACTGCAAGAGCACTTTGGGTGCATAATGCCTGATGACTATCCAGAGGTAGACGACGGGCTCAGCTTTGACCGACTGATAGAAGCTATCAACGGAGAGAAGAGAGCAGAAGGATCGAGAGCAGCTACATGGAAAGATGTAAGGTGCTTAGTGCCAGACAACTGTAGAACAAGGGCGAAATATAAACATGGCAAAAAAGAAAATAACTAAAGATTTATACATGACAGCGTATGAAATATCAATAGCTTTCGGCATCTCTATGCATAGACTGAAGGATTGGCAGAAGAGGAGGAGGAAAGGAGACACTAGTCTCCCGAGATTTTTTAAACTTTCTACAAATAGAGTGCTTTACAAGTATGATACCTTCAAGTATGATCTAGAGAATATGATATTTGAAATTTAAATATGTCGGGTGGTTGTATATGGTAACACATTGCCTTAGATGCTCCAAGGTAAAGTAGCAGGGTTCAAATCCTTGCCCCGGAGTTTATGCAGACATGGTCTCCTTTCAACTATTAAGCCCCTGCGGATTGCTACCGTGGGGGTTTTTTAGTGCACCCCCTAGGGTATTATCTTAGATAATCTTAGATAATCTTTATTTCAATAGGTACTTCCACATCCATAGAGTATGCTATGGTAGTTAATGAATTTAATACGGAGTAAGTTATGCCCAGACCATTTTTAAGATACTACAAACTTACCATTGCTGCTGCTGCAACCCCAGAAATATTCAATGTTCCCTCGAACACTGAGTCTATGGCTATCACAGTAGAAGGCGGTAACGTACAGATGTACAATGCAACCCAAGGGGCCACCCTTTATTGGCCCATTGCTACTGGCGAGAAAGAGTCTTTCGACAGACGTGCTATGGACACCATCATCGGGGAACCAATAACATTCAAAGCCGACGCAGACGGAACAGTTGTGCGGTTTAGAATGGTAACTAAGTATACAGTTTAGAGGAATAAGAACATGGCGTTATTTAGAATCGGAACACAGAAGGTCATCGCTACAGAGGTAAGGCTAAAGAGTAAGATGCCCTGTTGCAAGTGTGGCAAGATCAAAATATCTGGTCTTAGACTACGATGGCTTCAGCCGAAGGATAAGATCGCAGCTATATGTAATGAATGTATAGCTACCTTCATCGAGAAGGCACCTGAGAGCTCGCTCAGTCCAAAAGAGGAAGCGAACCCCTATGAACCTACCTTCCCTGTAGACATCAAGGTCTACGAGCTTGCTAAGCAGCTAGACTGCAAGAGCAAAGAAGTACTCGTAGCCTGTGACGACTTAGATTATATTAAGAGTCATATGTCGACAGTACTGGCGGGTGATGTGCTAGATGTAACTGAAAGGGCTATAAGTGCCGTCGGATAGAGGAAATCATAAGGCAGCTGGTGTAAGAACCGTAGGTAAATGGGATGAAAACAAGCTCACTAAGAGAGACTTGCTCGTTTATAAAAAGAATATAGTAGAAGGTAAGACCTTGAAAAAGACTGCTCAGGAACTAGGTGTATGTACTGAGACTGTTAAGAGGACTAAGAAGAAGCAAGCATTTAGAGAGTACGCTCTGATGGCCCTGCAAGAGCTCGGCTACACAGTAGATACACACATCAAACGGCTTGTTCAACTTACTCAAGCAGATAGGTACGCAGCTTACAGAGGTGAACGTACAGCAGAACCAGATAACCCAGTACGGTTACAGGCAGCAAAAGAACTAGGTCAGATAATGGGATTACATGCTCCAAAAGAATCAAACGTCCAACATAATATTGCCATGTCATCAGATGAAGAGCTATTTGCAGAAATTGACGAAGCTGCGAGCCGTTTTAACATCATCGAAGGCGACGTTATCAATGCAGAAGAGTGCGAAAGACTTCTTCCTACAGAACCAGACACAAGTTGCAGAGGTGCTGGAGAGGGCGAAACAGCCTCACTACCAGTTCGAGCCTTACTACAAGGTTAGTGATGGCTTACCCGGGTGGCAATGGGAGTTCCTCTTAGCAGCTAAAGACTACAAGGGCAGAGTAGCTCTTGGTGCTAACAGAATTGGCAAGTCAGAGATGGGTGCATACGAGATGGCACTGTATGTAACAGGGCAGCACCCAGTAAGAAAGAGTCCTAAGAATGGACTAGCATGGATCGTAGGGCTAGACAACCCTATGATTAGAGACATTGACAGACCGTTATTTGAAAAGTTTATGCCGCAACACTGGCTGAAAGAACCTCATGGTAAGTATGTTAAGCAGGATAACATCTGGTACTTCAACTGCGAAGGTCGTCAGTGGAAGGTGGTCTTCAAATCTACAGAGATGGGAAGCTCAAAGTTTCAGGGCTCAAAGGTTGACGCTATATGGGTCGACGAAGAACCTAGGCAGGGTGAAGAACTCTGGCAAGAGATCGAAGCTCGCTTAGTAGACATGAAGGGTATCTTCTGGATAACAGCTACACCAGTAAGAGGTACAGCATGGCTCAAAGGTATAAGTGAACGTGACGGAGTACATAAAACGTTCGCAGGTATGAGAGATAACCCATACCTTCCTGCTGATGAAGTAAATGAGTTCGCTAAGACGCTCTCAGAGGACGATAGAGCCGTGCGAATCGATGGTAAGTACTTAGTCTTCGGTGGTAAGCCAGTCTTTAACAGACGCAAGCTAGAGGCTCACGCGGAGAAGTACGTGAAAGACCCAGTAGAGAAAGGTATGCTGATCTAATGGCAAAGTTTATACCAGCAGACCTAGGGCCCTTGAATATCTGGAAGCATCCAGAAGAGGGACGTGAATACTGTATTGGAATTGACACGTCGACGGGATTAGCGAAAGACTATACTGTAATGCAAGTCATCACAAGGTCTTTACCGTTCGAACAAGTGGCAATGTTTAGAGCTAAGTGGTCAGTAGTAGAGACCTCGGCGATGGCGAATAACCTAGGGCACTTCTATAACAAGGCTCTAGTAGTAGTCGAGACTAACTATCCCGGCAATGCTATTCAGGATGCCTTGGTGCAGACGTATCAGTACCCAAGGAACTATCAGAAAGAAGACAGGATGGATGAGAATCCTCATGTGTCTACGAAGTTCGGCTTCCAGACTACTGAAGCTAGTAAGTGGATGCTTATAAGACAGATGGAACAGGCAATAAAGAACGAAGAGATTATAATCCATGACAACACAACCATTGACGAGCTCATGCAGTTTGTGTATGTTGAGGACAAAACAAAGACAGGTGCAGCTAGTGGGCTCAATGATGACTGCGTAATGAGTATCATGCTAGCCTTACATGCGGCACTACTATACCAGCAGGTAGGCTGGCAGGTAAAGAAGGTAATAGAGAACATAGACCCTGACGTTGCTCAGAGACGGAACATGATGCAACGGTTTAGGATACAAAAGATAATGCAAATGCGTAAGAAACGCGAGAACAAGGAAGACGAAGGGATTCTACTGTAATGGATACAGCTAACAGAGAG